CTATGTGGTTGATTTTAGTGAAAGCCTCTAAGTGATGAGGTTCCACGTAAAAAACTAGATCTCGCAATTTAGAGAAATCAACCATCTGGACTTGATCTAATTGAGAGATTGTGGTTGCTGTGGGGACCACTATGGGAGATTTCATCGCTGAGGTTTGATCGGCAAAAGCTCGTGGAAACATCGCTACGGTTAATCCACCTCTAATCATTCCATTACCTATAAATCGACAGGTAATTTTATAAGTACCTTTAATTCCATGACGGTTATTAAGTTTACTTTTAATAAACGCGGAATTATGATACAAGCTTAGGGGAAAAATAGAGGTAAAACTGTGTAAAGAGTCTCCGGTAGCATAAGTTTTAGAAAAAACTCGTAAGTCAGTCTTCAATAAAAGACTCATCGGGTCATCTTGCAAATCAGTGGAAACTGTAGGAACTACGCTTCTAGTAATAACAAATTCTTCAGCAGCAATCTGGGTAGTCGTAATTGACGACTTAGTGATGTCGGAAACTGAGCCCGACTGTTCATTTTCAATGGGAGTAGACATTGTAAATTTAAAAGGGCGGTCCTTTACGTGGACCAACGGTTCTTTTAACGGTCGAACTAGACCTTCTGTCCAACTCATAAGAGTTCCATCTCGATGTCTTTCAGCCAAAGAAGAGAAGGTATGGGTGGACAGAGGATAAGAAAGAGCAGCTTGGATACTTAGAACGATAGCTAAACCTTCCTCGAAAACTTCTCTTCCGTGATGGAAGAGCTCTCTGACAAAATTGTCGAGTTTGTCCTGAGGAACTTTAGTATCCCAATCCGCAACTGAACTATCAGTGAAAGAGAGAGTCTTCGCCATGGAATCAAATTCTAAAGCGCTGACACAGTAGGACTTCCCCTCATGATAAATTACAGAGAAGAATCTCTTAAGAAAACGTGAATCTTCCCAAGAAATAAAGTTGAGCATCTCTTGCTCCTTCTTTTCAGGTTGGACATCGAAGACGTCAATAAGAGCTTCCTTAATCTTTTGCTGATCATAATAAGCAGCGATATAGGGAGAAACTTTAGCTAACGCGTCATCTCCTCCAAACAAAGCTTTCACGTGATCGCGAAAGGACGGAAAACTAGTAGCTGAAAAGTAAAGACCTTTATAAGGTCTGGACACTTTTAGGTGATTAGGCACTAAGCGGATGTAAGCTATAATATAAGCTAAGGCGCTTTTGAGGCAATTGTACATAAAAGTGTGAAACATACCAGATGGTAATGTATGGTTGCTTGTATAATAATCGCCTTTTATTTCATTTACGCAATAAAAGGAGGAGAGGAAGCACATCCAAGCTATATGTGCATCTTCTAAGCTATATCCAAACTTCACCAAAAGAGTTTGTATAACCAAACCGATAAAGAAGGTAATCAAAGTATCACCTACCATATCAAAG